TTGCTTCCATCTCTTCTGTAATTTCTTTCAGTCTTTCTTTTGGTACCAGGTTTGCGCTTATGACCTGCATAAACTGTTCCAGTGTAAAGGTTGTACCATCTATGTTTAAAGCTTTACGCTCCTCACCAAAGTATGGTAAATTTATAAACTGTCCTGGTCTTAGCTGACCTGTCTCACTATCTTTTGTTAGCTGTGTTTGCTTTGGAAATATTTCTGTATCCTGTTTGAGTCCAAACAAAGACAATAAATTTGTTAAAAATGATTTTATTAGTGATGCATTTGTAAACTTCTCCATAAATAAATATAGATGAAGACCACCGCTTTTAGATTCTGCAGGTAGTAATGGTAAATCATACGCCTGTATAATATCTAAATAATCTTTTTTGTTAAAGTTAACATAATCTTTTGGATCTATATCAATAACTGCAAACTTAACTTCTGAGTCTTCTGTACATGGCTGTATACCTATAGATAGTTTACCATCTAAATGTTGTTGATAAATATCTTTAGTAAGTTCTTCAAAGTTCCACCTGTAAACAGGTTTCTTTTTACCTGTTTCAGAATCTATTTTAGATTCTTTGTGATCAAAGTCAGCTATGCCATAGGCATTTCTGTATCCATTAAAATATTCTATATATTTTTCCATAATAACTGTTTCTGTGGGCCCTCCACTCTCGCTTTAGGCCCACACTGTGCACATATTCCAAAAGGAATTATATAATGCTAGCTTGGTCCTTAGGTTTTTCTTCACCATGTTTAGCTTTAACAGCACCTTTTGAGATACTGTCGCTAAAACCTTTAGCTTGATCGTAAAGACCTTTTTCAGTTACTGGGCCAACTTTACTAACTTCCCAACCAAACCAAGTGCCTTTATCGTTCGACATTTGAGTAGTCTTTAGTTTGTAAATGTGGCTGAAAGATGCCGGTGTAAACATTCCGTTCGCACCCTTCATCTTGATTCCAGACATCATTGAGTTCCACTTTCTACTAATTTTTAATTGAGTAGATTTCATAGAGATCAATGCAGTCGATGGACTATCTCCCGCTACTATAACAAAGTGAGATGCAGTCTTCTCAATATAATTACCGTTAGGTAATCTATCTTTGTAGTTTGCATCCGGTGTTGTTTTGGACATGATATCAGATGATGAATCATAGATTGCAACTGGTGCACCTAGACCTTCTCCTCTATCTTTCCATTCGATGTACTCCAACTTATAGAAGCATGGAATTACATCTATACCTTTTACTCCGTCATAGAGTTCTCCAGAGACAGAATTGTAAATCATTCCTGGCTCTGCACCTTCAACATACTTACCATCACGTTTGTTAACTTCCGGTGAAAGTTGTCCTAGGATTTTTAAAAAAGGTAAGGCAAGATCTTCTTGACCTATTGCACCTAAACCTTTTGCTGCATCGTCTTCAAACATATTTGCTGGAAGTGGTGCAGACTTTTTCTCTGTTACTTGGTTCATGTTTATTTACTCCTTGTTACTTTGGTTCTGTTTCCTGCGAACACGTTAAATAGATCAGAGGGCATTTCTTGTCCAGATTCAAGACGCTCTCTGACCAATGCTTTTAGAGTCATTGGTTCGACCTTAAGTTTCTGGACAGGTTCAAACCCTTGACCCTTTGCAAGGTTCGCATAACTGCTAGCCTTGTTGTCTTCGTTACGACCAAAGGAAACTGTAATCTCATTTTTAATAAGATCACCTAGGCCGTTTTCTCGAAGCCATGTGTATGCTTCTTCCTTTTTAGCTGCGGAAATAGAAGCACCATAAACTGGTTTTACTTCAACTGAAGAACCATCTGCTAGTTTTAATGTAGAGATATTCATCTCCTGCATCATGGTAGGTATAACCTCACCAGAAACTAATTCGATATGTCGTTTCAGTTCTTTTAATTCTTTTTCTTTTGTCTCAAGATCATCCTCTAATTCTTTTAGTTTGATAACCTGATCCGATAATGATTTCGCATCGTTCACTGAATTTAGATCTTCTCTCTGATCTTCCTCAAAGTTTATTGATCCACTTCCAGTAAATGTTTTAATTACTTCACTCATCTATTTTTCCTTTCTCGTATAAATTAATTTTAATAGGATAGTATTGTCTTTCTTGTCTGTCCCATTTGAGTAAATTGTATTTGCCGTTTGTAATATCAGATACAATAGAACATGCAACACCAATAATAGCAGGATCACCAGTCAACAATAAATAATCATCAGCCTTAAAATCTTTTAAAAGTTTTCTAAGTTTGAAAATTAATGGTCCTGGTGAAAAAATAATTTGAGATAATTCCGGTAATAAAGTTTTGAGTTCACCATATTTTTGTGCACCCATAATATTTATTTTAGGAATACCTGCGGCTGTGCCTGGTACTTCTTGAATTACATAAACTATTCTTTCTGACATTGACAAAAGATATAACATCGATTATATAGAAGTCAATACAGAAAGAAGAAAAATATTATGAATTATAAATTTAAAACTAAGCCATACGAACATCAGCTTAAGGCATTAGAAATGTCTTGGGATAGACCTTACTTTGCATACTTTATGGAAATGGGTACTGGTAAATCTAAAGTGTTAATAGATAATATATCTATGCTTTATGATAATGGTAAAATTAATGGTGTGTTAATTATTGCACCTAAAGGTGTTGTAAAAAATTGGCATGAAGGTGAAATACCTACACACTTAGTAAATCACATAGAACATAAAAATATTTTATGGCAGTCATTAATTAATGTAACTCAACAAAGAAAACTAAATTCATTATTTGAAACAGGTGAAGACCTTCATATATTAGTCATGAATGTAGAGTCTTTGTCTACTAAAAAAGGTGTAGCGTTTGCAGAAAAGTTTTTAAATTCTCACAGAGCATTAATGGCTATTGATGAGTCTACTACAATAAAAAATCCAGAAGCCAAACGTACAAAAAATATTGTGACCCTTGGTAAGCTTGCAACATACAGAAGAATACTTACAGGATCACCGGTAACCAAATCACCACTAGACCTATACAAACAATGTGAGTTTTTGGAAGATGAACTATTGGGTTTTAATTCTTACTATGCATTTAGAACTAGATACGCTGTTATGAGAACAGCAAATTTTAGTGGTCGATCTGTACAGATAGTTGTAGGTTATAGAAACCTAGATGAGTTAGCTGATAAATTAAAAGAATTTTCTTACCGTGTATTAAAAGATGAATGTCTAGATTTACCTAAGAAAACGTTTATGAAACGAGAAGTGTTGTTGACACCAGAACAGACTAAGGCATATCTACAGATGCAGAAACTAGCTCATGCTCAAATGAATGGTAAGATGATGTCTACAGCTACTGTGTTAACTCAGTTAATGAGACTACAGCAGATAACTTGTGGTCACTTTACAGCTGATGATGGCACCATACAAGAAATGCCAAACAACAGGGTAGGTGAACTACTTAATTTACTTGATGAGATAGAGGGTAAGGTTGTTATATGGGCTCAGTTTCAAAGAGATGTACATAATATTATTAAAGTCTTATCTAAAGAATATGGAGAAGATTCTTTTGTAGATTATTATGGACTAACACCACAAGAAGAAAGACAGGATAATATTAAGAAATTCCAGGACCCCGATTCTCCTGTCCGGTTTTTTATAGGAACTACACAAACTGGTGGGTATGGTATCACACTTACAGCTGCATCAACTATGATCTATTATTCTAATGGTTATGATCTAGAGAAAAGACAGCAATCAGAGGCTAGAATAGATCGTATTGGTCAAGAAAAACCTATGACATACATTGACATTATATGTGAGAATACTGTAGATACGCGAATAGTAAAAGCGCTACGTAAGAAAGTAGATATAGCTACACAGATAATGGGAGAGGATTTAAAAGAATGGATTTAAGACCAGGAGTTGTTATAAGATTTGGACTATGGATTAGTCTCACTATGTGTATGCTTTGGATGTTAAACTAAGTCTTTTGCTTTACCAATTATTGGTTTGTATTTTGTTTTACCTTCTGATTTATATGCGTGCATAAATTGCTCACGTCTTCCTTCAGGTATCCAACTACAATGTATCCACCCCGAATTAGGTTCGCCAGGCGTGTAGAACTCGAGTATGAGCTGATCTGTTTCAAGGTTCATTTTAATCCAATCAGCAACCTCAGCGTTGTCAACTCCAACACATTCGAAATCAGCGGCCTCAGCTTTTGCATGCTGTGAAT